CCAAAGTTGCGGAGTCTGATTTTGTTTTGACGCTGCTGCGGATACATGGGTTGTTGGGGATGGCCGACGCTGATGCTCGGGAGATTGACGACGTGGTGCAGGAACTGGTTGATGAACGCGACGAGGCGCGGAACCGCGTCGCGGAGCTGCGAGGCATGGATACGCCATGGCCGCTCTGCGACGTCATCCGGACACTGCGGTACGCGACCAGTCATCTGCTTCAGTATCACGACTGCGACTGTGATGGCTGGGAGAGCTACGCAGGTGCGCTGGAGGAATCCGATCGGTACGAGAAGATGCTGCGGAATGGCGGCCCTCCGACCGCCGAGGGGGGAGTGATGACAGCCGAGGCCCGCGTTGCGGCGCTGGAGCGCGAGCGCTGCGAGCATTGTGGCGCGACGCTGAATGTCTCCGGATGCCCGCGATGCGGGGCACCGGTCTGCTGCCCGCAGTGCTGCCAGATTCAGAGCCTGACAGAGCGTGCCGGGAAGCTGCAGGCTGCCGTCAAGGAGCCGGGAGAGGCCCCGGAGGAGGAGCAGGGATGAAGGAGTCGAAGTGTTTGAGCTGCGGGCAGGGGTTGGGCGAGGTGGAGCGGCTGGAGAAGTGGCAGAAGCTGGCGACCGAGGTGCTCCAGGACTTGGTCCAGACGATCGAAGCGAAGGACACCAACGCCTTCACCACCCAATCGGCCCGTGAACTCCTCGGGCTTCCAACGCACGAGCCGTTGTATCGGGCGCTTGGCGAGGTGCAGGCCGAGCGCGGCGAGATTTTGCAGCGTTGCAGAGAGGCTTCCTCCAGAGAACGGGCCGCGGACGCGGTGTCGTCGATCGCCAGGTACACCTGCTCGTGCGGGCGCTGGATCATCCTGCTCCCCGGCAGGACCGCGACGTGCGAGTGCGGAGTTGCGCACGGCTGGGAGACGCTTTCGTCGCACTTGGTACACGCTTGGGAGACGCGTGCGAAGGCCGATGCGCACCGATTGGCGCATCTTCTGGAGGAGCTGGAGCGTCCGCAAGGGGAGCGGGCGAGTTGCGAGGGCTGTTCGGTGTCGAAGCCGAAGGCCTTTTTTGACCGGCTGATCCAGCTTTTCGAGGCCAACGCGCCTGAGCTGCTGGCAGAGATTCGGCGATCCGTTGGAGTAATTGAGCGCGAATCGCCGAACGGCTGAATTTAGAAATAAATCCTATTTTCCGCGGGTGGAGGGTGTGAAACGGCTCCGGCGCTTTTGCAACGTCTTTCTTAATTTGACTAAAGTAATTTTTTATTCTAGTAATAAAGAAGAGGAAAACGCGGGAGCAGGACACACTCACCCCTGGCAAAAAATAGGATTTAATTCGAATCGGCGATTCAAGCGAGTCTGCGTGGGCGGATCGTCAAACGGCGGGTTTTTGGGGGCGGTTTTCGGGCTGTCGGCGCTGTTGAGCTGAAATATTTAGCAACTTCCTTTGGCAATTCCAACGCCCGGGGGTTAGAATCCCGTAGGTCGGTAGGAGGCGGAGGCGGAGGCGTCGGACATGGGCAGGGGCCGGAAGGAGGTTGCGATGTTCGAAGTTGAGTTCTCGTACTGTGTGGCGGTGGACAGACTCGCCCCACGGGGGCAGATAGGGGAACAGACATAATGTGTTGCGACAACACTATGACGCAGGAAGAGCACGATCAACTGCACGCAGGACAATGCCCAGACTGTGGCAGTGATGTTGACGAGGATGGCTCCGCCATTGAAATGAATGATTGCTCATACTCGCCCGTTGAGTGCCAGACGTGCGGATATCGTCCGTGTGACGGGTCGTGCTAGGCGAATCCGAGTAGCCGCACACGCCCCACGGGGCAGGCGGTGGACAGTCTAGGGCGCGTATGCGCCAGACTGAGGCCTAGCCCACGGGCAAGAGAGGACGGGGAGTTATGGACGAGCAGCAAAGGGCAGCATTCGTGATATCGCAATCGGTGGCGGCGCTCATTGAGGCAATGGGCATGCACGCTGAGAACATGCAGCGGGAGCATCTCGGGCACTCGATGGCCTATACGGAAGACAGTTTCCTCCGGCTGATAGAGCGCTCCGGAGTAGGCCACAACGCGGCGCTCAACGCTCTATCGGAAGGCTAGCCTACTGAGGCGCAAAGCGCCGGGAGGGGATGGTTGCGGGTGCGGGTGTCGCAGGAGCGTGGCAATGGCGGGATCGAGATCGTGAAGTACAACGTTGGCTCGCACGAGCCGAAAGCGCCGACGCTCAACGAGGTGCAGAATGCCTGGTCGGAGATCGAGCAGGGGTTGGCGAAGTTGCTGGAGGCCGAGTAGTCGCAGGCAAGGACGAGGATGAGGAAGGAGGCGGGGCGTGGCAACGCTGGAGCTTGACTGGGCAGCGGAGGAGGTCGAGGCGCTGCGGCAGGAGTTGATCCCGCTGCGCAATTCGGCGCTCAACGTGCCGGAGTTCGACGCGCGGCGAGCGGTGCTGTTGTCGCACACACTGGTGGCGCTGGCGGAGTACCGCACGGTGCTGGAGATGTTCGAGGCCGAAGGGGACGGCGCGCGGGAGATGGGGGTGTGGAAGAAGTTCCGCAACGCTTCAATCGAGCTCCTGGGCAAGCTGTGGGACCGGTTCCCTTGCCCGCAATACGTGGCCGAGGTGTGCGGATTGGAGAAGGGGGAGGAGGTGCTCTGCGCGAATCGGGAGGTGTGCCGGGCGGTGCTGGAGTTCGCGCGGGCGTTGGTGTAGAGGGCGGGTTCGGCAGGCAGAGGCGAGAGGAGCGCGACGATGTTGGAAGTGCTGAAGGTGCGGTTCCGGGAGCGGCTCGACGAGCTGGGGATGAAGAGCGCGCTTCTGATGTTGACGGAACCCGTGGAGTGGCCAAAGGAGTCGGTGTGGTGCTGGGCGAAGTTGGAGTGGAAGGGGAGCAGCATCACACGGGGGCTGGCGTTCTGGGGGTCGGCGGGGCAGGTAGGCGGTCAGGTGCAGGCGCAGTTCGAGAACCTGGTTCGGGACGTGAGGCAGCTGGTCGAGCTGGACCAGGCGAAGAGGAAGCTCCCGGGCGTCCCGCTCTTCAGCAGCATCGAGGCCGAAGAGGAGTAGGCCGCGGGGGCGGGGGCTGCGGGCCGCGAGGCGCGGGCCGGACAGAAAGAGGAGGGCGACGATGGCGAAGAATGCGAAGAAAGTGAAGATGGCGAATCCGCAGAAGTGGTACACGAGGTTGCGCGACCTGGCCGGGGGGTTGGACCAGATGCAGTCGAGGGTGAACGAGGCGTTGAACGCAGCGATGGAGTTGGCGGATGCGTCGCCCGAGTACTTCAACGAACGGCTGCAGGAGACGATGAGCGCGGTGGAGGATGCTTGGGTGGACGCGGTGGAGAACCCGAAGCAGATTCTCGGGCCTCTGCTCTCCGAGATCGAGGACGCCTTCAGCCAGGCCGAAGCCCGCGCGCGTGAAGCGAAGAAGGTCCTCGGACTCGACGCGTTCCGCTCGGAGAAGGGCGCAGACAAAGACGAACCCGAGGACGACGATCCCGACGACGACGACGTCGAAGACGCCGAGGGCCACAGGGTCTACTAGGAGGCAAGGGCTGTTTGAAGGCCGTGAGGACGAACTTCGAAGAGGCCTGCGGAGGAACCATGAGCACGAAAGGGCTGGGGGCGAAGAGCCGGGCGCGGATGGATGTGGGGGCGCTCGCCCGGCTACAGACCGAGCGGAAGGAGTGGGCGCGGAAGGTCGCGGAGACGAAGGAGATCGCGGACAAGCTGCACCTCTCCTCCAGAGAACAAGATTTCCTCGCCTCGATAGGGGCGAGGTTGAGCCGGGCGGAGTCGTTGTCGCCGAAGCAGAAGGACTGGGTCCAGGCGCTCTACGACCGGGCCTGTGCCAGTCCGTGGTAGGAGGAGGCAGACGGATGAAGGTCCCGTTGAAGCTGGCGGCGGAGTTCGTGGGGGCCGCGGGGTTCCGTACGATGGGGCTGGAGGGGGCTTGGCCGGAGGGGGCGAGGAGTTGGCTCCTCGGGAATTTGGCGGCCGAAGTGCGGGTGCTGCCGGTCCCGGGGATGCCGCTCCCCGACGTCACGGTTGGGTGGCTGGAAGAGCTCGGGGAGCCCGAGAAGCTCGGAGAACGAGAGGGGGACGAGAAGACGCTGTTGATGAAGCCGGTTGAGCTGAGAATGTAGTTCCCTACCGATTCAAATTCCCACCTTTGCTTTTGCGCCTGGAAGCGGTTCCGGTTATACTTAGGGCAGCGAATAGGCGTTAATGTGCTCCTGGGCAGGGGTTTATCGATGGCCTCGAAGAAGACGACAACTCTAAAAGCCAAGATTCGTAAACCCGTGCCTCCAAGAAATAACGGAAAGAAATACAAGAAGAGAACGAGAACGCCAATAAACGAGTGGACGGGGAGGCCGAAAGAGGGCACGGACGCTCCCGTCGACATCGCCGAAAATATCGCCGCCGAGATTGTAGCGGGCAACATCAATCCTACTCGAACAAGAGTTGCTGCGGGGAGCGGTCGTCGAGGCGCTCCTCCTGAATTCCTTTTCAAACCGGGCGAAGTGCGCAATCCGACAGGACGACCGCGTGGTGCGTTGAGCCTAACGGCACGACTGCGCAAGATGCTGGCATTGCCGGTGCGCTTCCCGGGGATTCGCAAGGCGGATCTCAACTACACCTACGCCGACAAGATGATTGAGATGGCTGTGGCTGCGACAGCCCGCGGTGATTTCAAGTTCTTTAAGGAGGTCTTCGAGCGGATCGACGGCAAGGTCCCTGACCACGTCATCACCGAATCCGCCAAGCAGATGGTCGGCCAGCAGGCCACCGCGATCGCAACGCAACTTCTGGAGGAGGTCGGCAAGCTTGTCGACCGTTATCTTGACGACGATCAGGCCGAAGAGTTCATGGGGATGCTGGCGAGCTCCCTGGCCGAACGGTTCAAGCACGACAACTACTACGGCACCGGGCCGGGATCCGGATCCGGGGCCGACGACGAAGAAGCCGAAGAAGAAGAGGATGGGGTCTAACGATGGCTGCCACCTGCTCCCCCCGGCTGCGTGTGTTGTGCGCGTCGTATGCACCGGGGCTGTTCGGCAGCGGCGTTCGGGAGGTGGCGGACCGGGCCTCTGCCACCTCCTGCCTTTCGATGCGCGCGCAACGAGGTGGTATGGCTGCCCTCGGGGGTGGTATGCCCGCTCTCGGGGGTGGTAGGGCGGTGCAGGGGGTGGAAGAGGGCGGCCCTGCCACTTCATTGCGAGAGGATGGCGCGCAGGGGCGTGCGATCCTTGCCAACGCAACGGGGCGTGAGAAGATCCGTGAGGGTTTGGCGCAGGGGAGTTGACCGTGCTGACAGAGGACACAGTCCGAAGAGAGTTCCAGAAGGCCCTGCTGGGGGCTTTCCGCGTCCGGTCGGTCGGACGGGGGAGCATCCTGGATTGGGGCCGACGGTACTTCCCGGACTATCTCAAGCTCCCACCGGGCCGCCATCACATCGACCTGGATCTCCACCTCCAGAAATGGTCCCGGCAACGCGGGATCCGGGCTGTGGCCGAAGGGCCGCGCGGCTGTGCCAAGTCGACGATCCTGACCTTCCTCTACCCGTTGTGGGCTGTGGCGCACGGGCGAGAGCCGTACATCATACTGATCGCTGACACCTACAACCAGGCTGTCAAGCATCTCAAGGGGATCCAGCACGAGTTGGAGACCAACGAGGCACTCGCCGAGGACTACCCGCACATCATGGGGCGGGGGCCGGAATGGAACAACGATGGGATCCTGACCCGCAACGGCATACGCATCGAGCCGCTTGGCACGGGCCAGAAGATCCGCGGTCGGCGCAAGCTCAACATCCGGCCGAGCTGCCTCGTCGTGGACGATCCCGAGGGTGACGAGGCCGCCTACTCCTCCCGTCTGCGTGAGACCATTCGGGACTGGGCGACCAAGGGCGTCTTCAAGGCCGGATCGCCCGAGACCAACATCCTCGTGGCTGGAACCGTGATCCACAACGACTGCCTGGTGTCGCACCTGGGGAGGTTGCCGGGTTGGCGTCGGTTGGCGTATCAGTCGATTGTTCGTTGGCCGGACCGGATGGATCTCTGGGGGGATTGGGAGAACATCCTGCGGGACTCGTCCATCAGCACCGAGCGGGCCGAGACCCTGGCCCGGGCCTTCTATGTGCGCAACAAGCCTGAGATGGACAAAGGGGCCGAGGTGCTCTGGCCCGAGTTGGAAGACCTGTACGCGCTGATGTTCATGCGGGCCGTCGAGGGGCACGCAGCCTTCGAAGCCGAGAAGCAGAACCGCCCGATCGACCCGTCGAAGTGCGAGTGGGATCCGGTGCTGTTCGACGGGGACGACATCTGGTTCGACGAGTGGCCGAGCGACGTGCTGGTCAGCGTGGTTGCTCTGGACCCGTCCAAGGGGAAGCAGGACAAGTCCGGCGACTACCAGGCCATCGTGCGGCTGGACGTGGACAAGAACGGCACACTCCTCGTCGACGCCGACATGAGCCGCAGGCCGATCAAGGAGATGATCGCGTCGTTCGTAGACCTGCAGAAGTATTGGCGGCCCCACGTGGCCGTTGTCGAGATTGTCCAGTTCCAGGAGCTCCTCCTCCCAGAGATCGAGGCGGCTGCCGCGTTGGAGAAGATCCTGGTGCCTCTCGAAGGCATCGACACGCAAGGCGTCAACAAGACCGCGCGTATCCGCAGGCTCGGCCCCTATGCCTCTCGCAAGCGCATCAAGTTCAAGCGCAAGAGTCCAGGGGCGGACCTGGTGCGGCGGCAGCTCATGGACTTCCCGAACGGGGACTACGACGACGGACCGGACGCTCTGGAGATGGCGCTCCGCAAGGCCGCGGAGCTCTTGGCAGAAGACGCAGGCGGCGGGGTAGACTCGCCGCTTTAGGGAGAGTGCGATGCCGACGATCTCGACCACGACAGGCCAGCAGCAGAGCCCGGGGCTGAAGGGCTACCAACATCCGGAGTTCCGGCTCATGTACCCAACGTGGGTCAAGTGGCGGCTCTGCTACGAAGGCGGCGACGACTTCAAGTCGCAATACCTCTACCGCTACAGCAAGCGCGAGGACGCGACCGACTTCGCCCAACGCGCACGGCTCACCTACGTGCCTGGCCATTCGCGGGCCGTGATCAACATCGTCCGCAACGCGCTCGCGGTGTTGATGCCGGAGGTCGTGCGCAAGGGGTCTCAGCCCTACCTCGACGAGATGGCCCGCAACGTCGACCTGTACCAGAACTCGATGTCCTCCTTCCTGGCCGTTGAGGTGATCCCGTGGCTCTTGGTCCAGAGCAAGGTCTTCGTCGTGGTCGACGCGCCTCCCGCCAAGCCGGGCGTGACGCTGGCCGAGGACGACGGGCGGCCCTTCATCTATTCGGTTTCGGCGGAGAACGTGCTCAGCTGGGCGTACGACTCCTGGGGCCGGTTGGTCGCGATCCTGATGCTGCTCTACGAAGATGTTGTTGATCCGACGACCAAGCTTGTCGTCAACGTCCGCCCGATCTACCGTTATATGCGGCTGCTCGAACCGGGCGAGACGATGGACACCAACTCCGGCCAACTCGTCGGCCCGGGCGTTGCCATCAAGACCATGGACGCGATGGGCAAGGAGACGACCGACGCCTACCTCCTCCAGATCTCCCGCGTCCCGGTCACCGAGATCCGGATGGTGGCGAGCCTGATGGGTGAGATCGCCGACCACCAGATCACGTTGCTGAACCTGGCCTCGACGGACATCGACTTCCTCTGGAGGTCGAACTTCCCGATCTACACCGAGCAGCTCCCGCGGGCCACCGGGCTGATCAAGCCTCGCGGGACCAAGACCCAGTCCGACTCCACCGGGGCCGAAGCCGAACCGGAGCCGGGCGCTGGCAAGAACGATCGCCAGCGGCAGGCCGGGGCCGCGAAGGGGGTGGGGTACAAGGAGGGCATGGAGCGCCCGGGCTTCATCAATCCTTCCCCAGAGAACCTCTCGGCCGCCATGGCCAAGGAAGAGGCCATCATCCGGGAGATCCGGGTCCTGGTCGACTTGGCGTTGGCGAGCCTGAGTGTCAAGGCGTTGGAACAGTCCGGGGCCTCCAAGCAGGCCGACCGGGTGGGCGAGGAAGCCGGGCTTGCCTACATCGGGCGGGTGCTGGAGTCGGGGGAGCGGGATGTGGCGGCGCTCTGGGCGATGCTGGAGGGGCTGAACCCGGACGACACCGAGGTCCGCTACCCAACCAACTACACCCTCAAGGACGCGGATGAGCGGATGGAGGAGGCCGAGCGGTTGCGCAAGATCCACAGCGCGGTCCGTTCCAAGACGTACCAGCACATCGTGGACGCGCGCGTTGCCGAGCTCGTTGTCAAGCCGATCAGCACCAACGAGCAGCTTGAGCAGGTGAACCGCGAGATCGAGGAGAACGCCTTCGTCGACGACGACGCCGAGCGGGCCGAGGTGGTCCAGCGCGACGCGGTCAGCGGGCTGGTCAGCAAGGAGACGGCTTCCGCAGTCCGGGGCTACGGCCCCGAGGAGGCCGCGAAGGTCCGCGCCGAGCAGGAGGCCAACGTCCAGGCCATGACCGGCGGCGGCATTGGCGGAGAAGGAGCACCGTAGCGTGCCGAGCTTCATCGAGACCATCATGGAGCGCCACCGGGCCTACCGCGCCGTCGAGGACGCGGGAGCGCTCGCGATACGCAACGAGGCCTCGCGCACCATGACCCGTGCCGGTCAGCTCCTGCAGGGGCGGCTCTCGCAGATGGACCAGGCCGACGGTCGCCTTCTCGATTCGGCCATGAACCATCGTCGGCTCAAGGGCATCAAGAACGACATGTCGGTGCTGATGAAGCGCGACTTCACCAAGACCACCGACAAGCTCGCGAGTCTGCGGGAGGGCGGCTGGACCAAGGCGCACCACGACTTCCTGTTCGCGGCTGAGGGCTTGCCAACCGGCATGGCCAGCAGCATGGCAGCCTCCTTCGAGCAGTCTTTCCCAGAGGCGGCCACCGCGGCCTGGCAACGACCGTGTTTGGGGATCCGGCCCGACGCTGCTTTCGACGGGGTGGTTGCTGGGACTCCGGAGAACGTTCAGCGTGTGCTCAGCCGGGCCGTCCTCACAGGCGAGGCCCTGACCGACACGGCCAAGCAGCTGCAGGAGAGCCTTGGCTTGAGCACGGCGGCAGCCGAACGAGTGGCTCGGACCAACCTCAACGCGATCTACAACGACGCCCACATGAACATCCTGCAGCAGAACAGCGACATCTTCGTCGGATACCGTTGGGAAGCGGCCCTCGACGACCGGACGACGCTGATCTGCTACCACCTGCACGGCAAGTTCTTTGCTCTGGGTGACATGCCCCCGGGGCCTCCGGCGCATTGGAACTGCCGGAGCATTCTGATCGGCGTGTTCGGCAACGGCGACCTGCAGAAGCAGATGGACGACGAGATGAAGCGGGTCCGCTCCTACAACGCCGAAGGGCACCGGTCCGACTCCTTCGTGCGGGCCGGCAGCGGGCCTTACACCTGGCTCCGGGACCAGCCGCAGTTCGTTGCCGACCAGATTGCTGGCAGCAAAGTCAAGGGCGAGTTCCTTAAGTCGGGGATGGGGACGGTCGAGGACATCCTGTGGCCGGATCTGACCACGAGGTCGGACAAGGCGTTCTTGGAGCGGATCTGGGGGATGTATGCGAGTCGCAATGACAAGGTTAGGAGTTTCTGCCTGAAGCACGGGGTGTCGAGCGGGCCGAGCCGCAAAGCGCTCCAGGCCGTCGACCGCGCGCTCGCCAAGTTGCAGCCCTTTACGCAGCCCGCTCCCATGCCCAAGCCCCGACCCGGCGGCACCGGCAGCCCGAAGCCGAAGCCTCCGAAACCGAAGCCTGTGGAGAAGCCTCCTGTTCAGGCGAACCAAGGCTCCCCCGACCCGGTCCCGGAGCCGACGCTCGCTCCCGAGCACAAGCCTTCGGCTCCCAAGCCGTTGAAGGCCAAGTTCAAGGTGCCCCACAAGTACGACGATCTGGTGCTCGGGGAGCGTGGCCTCACCAAAGCCGAGTTCCGCGTACTCAAGCCGGACTTCGACAAGATCCTGGCCAAGCACAAAGAGTCGCGGGACCTGGTCAATTCGCTGGCTTGGCGGGCGAACGGGCCAACCCGTCCGAGGCCCGGCAGTCGGAAGTTGGTGTGGCGGGAATACGAGCAGCGGCAGTTCGCACGCGAGCAGGTGCGCGACTACTCCGGCAAGGCTCCCGACATCGCCCGTGCGAGGCTCGTCGAATACCGCGCGGAGCAGGAGATGGCTGCGCACGGGCTCGACCTCGAACTGCTGCAGACCAGCCCCCAGGACTTCCTCCAGAAGATGAAAGAGGCCCTGACCACGTTGAACAAAGGTTCTGCTCAGGAGCTCAAGGACGCCATCGTGCGGAATTGCGAGAGGAGCGGGCTGCGCCATACTCCGGGCCTGCGCGATCGGATATCGCGGGAGCTCTCCGAGTTGCTGGATATGACCAATGGCAATTCGTTCGATCCGAACGAGGCCAGCTATCTCAAGAGCATCGACTGGAACACAGCTAACAGGCGGGCCGGCGCGAACCGCCTCAACAACACGATCGTCGGTCGGGCTACGGACCCTGTCGACACGTGGTTGCACGAGTTCGGGCACCACATGGAGTATCGGAGCAACACCCAGCGCACGTGGCGAGGCTGGGACGCGCTCGAAGCCGAACGCAGCGCCCGTACGGCCAAGCGATTCGGCTTGGTCAAT